TATTTTACCCTCGCATATCTAATATAATCTTCATTGTTTTGATATTTTTTCATTAATCCCTCATTTTGCATACCAAGCCACTCAGCAAATCGATGTCCAAGTGGAAACTCTTTTTTAACCGCTGTTTGCAATCGTATAATTTTATTTTTTCGTATTAAGTTTTCCATGCCAGCTTTTATGACTTTAGCTGCGCCTATTCTATTTTTCCAAATTAAATGTGTTGCCATAACCCATCCTTCAAAGACACCTTCCCATAAAGGAATGACACCACCTGAACAGATTATTTTATTATCCTTAACTGCGGTAAATGACATATCTTTAACTTCTAATCCTTTTAATAAATCAAAATATTTATCATCAATGCTAAGAATACGATCATTCATGGAATTAACAATTTGAGCAGAATGCTCATTTGTAAATTCTATTATTTCTAAACTATCCCTCATTAATTGTTATCATCGGATAAATAGAAACTAAGGTTAATGGTAATGGTTGTGTTTGACGTACATAAACAAAACCATCTGTATTAAAATCGTTTCTAAATTCGACTTGTTTATCTCCTGTAAAAAGTGGAACAGCAGTGTCCATCGCAGCAGCACTTGACCGAAAAGGGATGCGTTCCATATCAGATAAATCTGCTCCCACTTCTACCCCAACAGTTTCATGCAATCGTAAAGTTACTTCATTAATACGTTTTGTTTTTGATTGTGATGTACTGTCATTACCAGCACCTTCAACACGCATTGTTTGTAATAATGATGTGTACGATAAACCAATATGAGCTTTTGTTGCAGTACGATCTAAAGTTATAGAACCACCAGATACAGTTTTATTAGGATGCGTAGATCCATTGGCTAAAATTGTAACTGATTGACCTTCTAAGTGATCTAATCCTGTTATAACTGTCGCTGCACTACCACTATACGTTAAACCACTATCAACATAAAAAGCATCGTTTTGATCTGTGCCATAATCAAATAAACTTAAATATTCTACATAACGTCTTGTTGCACCATTAATAGTACGTTTAACTATCATGTATAATTCATCTTCATTACTATCAGTTGGTATTGTTGCCACACTTTCAACTACCGCTTGACCAGAACTAAATGCACCACCAATAATATGCCTGTGCCATCCAACAACTTCTTCGGCTCTTGCATAAGTAAAACCAAGTAATGTGCCATCAGATCGAACACACCATAAAACACTATCAGGTTCTTGTTGATATGCCATTTCTGTTATACCGCCTTCACTGATATGTTCAGCTAACAAGGTCATATCTTGTGCCTGGTATTGATCAATATTTAAGTTGTAAACTAACTCTCGTATTTTTCTTTTTGCTCGTTGCAAAAACATTGTAACATTTTCTATTTGCACTGCATCTACGTTTGCAGATCCATAACTTGATTGTTTTTGTATTTGTACGTTTGTTGGTGTTATTGGCTGCGTAGTACCTGATGCACTAACAACAAATTCCCCTCCTACTGTACCAACAATCAAAGATCGTTGTGCCGACATATACCGAATAGCATTAACTTTATTTGATGCTATTGTATAAACCATCGCATCAGTATCATTACTACCAGTGGTAAAGTTTTCTAAGTCTGCACTTTTACTAAACCATATTGATTGCGGATTATCATTTGATCCAGCAAAAACTAATCGTTGCTCAAAAAAAGTTACTGAGCTTGGATATTTATTTGTCGTTGTATTTAAAACTGGCGAAGGAGAGCCAGATAATGATGGTGTTGATAATGTCCAACTTGTATGACCAGATCTTGTTAATTTTCTAATCGCATAACTTGGATGCACCAAGTACATTAAGTCTGCACTCTGAGCAAATTTTATTGTAGGTAAATCTGCTGTGGAATAAGGCGATGCAATTTCATAAATTTTATTGGCAACTCCAGCAGAACCATAAGCTGTATAACCTGTTGTATTTACATTATTCCCATCAACATCTTGTATTTCAAAAGTGTTAGTTGTTTTATTAGCAACTTTAAATGTTTTCCCATTTAATTCGGTCATTCCAACAACAGATGAAATAATAACATGATCGCCATTGGAATAACCATGGGAGGTAGCGGTTATAACACCTGGGTTAGCTTGTGTTGCACCGCTGATGGTTTTATTACTTTCGGTAATAATTCCATTATCTTTATAAAAACGAATATACTGATTACCAAACTCCATAATGTAAGTTTGTGTAGTCGAAAACTCAAAAGGTATTAATCGTGTTTGTGCCGAGCTTGTTTTTACTTCATGTATAAATTTTGTACCTGGTCGTCTAGTTGCAGCACCATGAGGATGTACAACCATGTTTTCTAATGTTTTACATCCATTAAAATATTTACTTAAATCTGTTCTACCATCTAACCTGGGAGATAATTCTCCAGCGGTAAAATTTGTAAAGGCAATAGTTGTTCTTGCCATTAGTACCTCGAATTAATAAATGTACTTGAGTCTAATTTATCTGCTGTGCCTTCTGTTGCATCTGTAAATCGTGCTTCTCGTAATTTTTCTTCGTAACTTTCTTTTAACTGACCAGCTAAAGATGTTGAAGAAGTTACTGCATAACATAATTCAGCAGCTAATCGTGCAGCGATTGTTTCCTGGAGTAATGTATCGTATTCATTAACATCAGTAATTTTTGATATATAAATTAAATAAACAGTTGTTTCATCAGTTAAGACTTTTCTTCCTTCTATTTTAAATTGTTGTCCATTATCTAAATCAGAAGATGATCCATCGTGATGACCACCAATTCTTAAAACTCGTAAACAATCAGCTGGTAAAGTATATTGATAAGTATATTCATGTGTTGGTGTATCTGTATCAGCTGCCAATTCAATTCTTTTTATTAAACAATTCCATGCGTGTGTACGAAACACCGCATCCCTTATTGGCTCATACCTCTGGTTTAACAACCTTGCATTCTTACTATCCTCAGTAAGATCTGTAATATTATTTGCTCCCAGCATATTTAATGCCGAGTTACATATTTCTACTTTTGAAGCCATATAATCCTTTAAATGAAAAAAAAGGGGGGAAAAATCCCCCCATATTAATTATTGAGTCCAGTAAACCCACGCATAAATAGTACCAGTGATAGATGCACCACCAGTAGTAATTATGATGTCAGTTTGACTAGATACTTTATAACCTAATCCAGCAACCGCAGTATTTGCAGCAGTTGAACCAGCCAACATTGATTGGCATTGTCCAGCAGCATTCCAAGTACCGACAGCAGCAAGGTATCTGTCATCATCGCCTGAGTCGCCAACTTTTAAAGTTGAAGAACCGCCAAGAGCATCCGCCTTGATAATTACATCATGGATTGTTGCTCCAGCTGGTATTCTTGCGATAGTGATGTCAGAACCACTTGCTAAAGAAGATGCTTCGTAAGTATCGTGCCATACCATCATTGGAGAATTGTTGCCGCCATCAGCATTTACCGCTGGTACAGCATCAAGATTAGTTATTGCACTTGATTTTACACTTGCCATATCTTATCCCTCCTATGCTTCGTGACAAGGAATCTGAACAACTTTTTCTTCTTCCATTCTTGTAGCGCCAATGCTCATGCAGTAGTAAACTTGAGTGCTGTAAGATTTATCAGCTCTCTCATCTATTCTTGCAGTAACATCTTTACCTATTGCTAATTTAATAGCATCTTTAGTGAATGCGAAAACGAGTCTATCGTCAGTATTACTTGCATCGAAATTAAGTCTGTTAGACATAATAAATTTAAACCCTAGGAAAGAGTCAACTTGACCCATCGCTAGCGCTTTAACTGTATTATAATCTGAATTCTTAACCTCAGTTGTATTGAGCAAATCACTTATTTGAGTTGCTCCACATACCACATATCGTGCTATGCTTGGATCTACGTCAGCTAAATCCATTTTCTTCTTAGCATCTAGAAGTTTAGCAATCGTTAAACCATCAGATTGGTTTGACGTTGCAAACTTTTGAGTGCTTGGAAGTGCAACAGATGTGCCGCCTGTTTCTCCTGAGTAAGCTGTGCCGCCTAATGCTGTTATAATGACATCATCAGTCGATCTCCCCATCGCTGCCGCAGCAGCTTTTGCATAAGAAGAAGTTGGATCGATTAACATTCTTACTTTGTCAGCATCATCTATAAGATCAGCCCACTCGTAATCAGCTAAAGATACCCTTCTTCTGCTATGAGGTGTATCGATTTGAGGAGTCGAGGAATGTCTGGATGTACGCACTTGTGCAGCTACACTGCCAACTTGTTCAAAGTACGCATTTTTACCAGTGATTGATTCCACATCAACAGCTTCACGCAAACGACTACCCATTTGTTGTGAAAGCATTTGTACATTAGAACCATACTGCTGTACAAAAGCTGTTGTAATTTGATTAGACATAATTGTCCTCCTTTTCAAATTAATGGTTAAAATGTTCGAGAATTATCTACTAAGTAGGTTCGTCTGCATTTTACAACTGTTAGTTGATCTTCTGTTCAGATTGTCAAACTGGATGCTTGCGCATTACCCAGTTGAAACTTTTGCATTAAATAAAATTGCCATTTCATCTACCGCAGCTTGATGTCCTGGATGTTCTTTATTATGATAAGGATGTTTTAAATCCATCAATATCTTATTAATTTCACTTTCTGCTTCTTTTGGTGTTAAAGCACCAGCAACTTCTTGTCCAGAACTAATATTATCTTCACTAAATTTTTCTGACATATTTGCTAAAGCTTTTACAAAACCAGGATGATTACCGATTGGTGTACCATCTTCTAATTTTAATTGTGCTATATCATTTGCAAAAAAAGTTTTAAAAACATTATTCGCTGCATTAATTTTTGTATCGTAAGCTAAACCAAACTCTTGTCGTAAAGATGTTTCGTTTTGCACTTTTGATAATTCTAAATCTTTTTGAATTGCTTCTCTCGAAGATGTTTCTAAATTACTATAATAATCTAAAATACCTTGAGCTTGTTGAGGTAGTAAACCTAAAGTATGTGCGTGATTTAAAAAATTTTTAACTGGTTGTGGATCAGCTCCCTCTGCTAAATTATAGTTAACATCATATTTATCAGCTGTTTCTGGTAAACCTAATTTAGTAAATGTTTGTTTCCAATCATCATCAGTAAAATTTTTATTTGGTACAGCCATTTTATCTGCACCAACCATTTTAGATGCGTGAACATAACTTTTAGCTAATTGTCCAGCATCTTGAAAATTTTTTAAGGAAGCTTCTCCTCGTATATCTTCTGGTAATGTATCTATAAATGTTGTTTGTGGTGGTTCGTTATTAATTGTTGTAGTTGGTTCAGATTGCACTTCTGGTGCAGTTGTCTGTTCTTCACTCATTTTTTCTCCTGTGGTTGTTTTAACATTGATTTAATAAATAATGTTACAGCTCGCATTCCTTCTAAATTTGCCGACTTGTATGGATCAATGTCGAAGGTCGATGTATGTATTCCAGTACGCAATTCCAAATCTTTTAAAACTTCTGATCCTTCTTTTGTACTAAAACAAACTTGATAACTTCTTCGTAATTCTTTTAAAACTTGCTCTTGTTCTTTATTCGCCATTATTCATTTCCCTCATTAGCGGTGCTGCTCTACCTCCAGCTTCCGCCATTTGGGATGCCTGGTCAAGTTGTGCTTGTTGTTCAGCAGCTGCCGCTTGCTGTTCTCTAATCTCTGCAACTTCTTGATCAGATCGTAATACTTTTCTTGGTACACCTAAAACATCGGTAATATGTTTAACGAGTTTATCCGCATCCAAGTAATCCATCACTGGCAACATTTGTGCTAGTGGTGTGATAATTTCTAATGAACGTAATATTGCTTGTACATCGCCAGTACGTTGCGATCTAGCTAAAGGAGATACATACTCTATGTCTATTGTGCTACCTTGCAGTGCGACTGGCGGTGTTGGTAATAAACCTTTCCTTAACATAATATTAAAGCACCTCGTAATTAAAGGTTGTAGCATTTCTGCTTGTAATCTTCCTAATACTGGTGCGAGTAATCGCATTTTTTCCTCGTTACGTTGCATAACTTCGGTGGCTGTCATTCGTACATCTTGTGACATTAATAACTGGTCAACAAAATATGCTTGTCTAATTGCATTACGTCTTTGATCTTCTATGTTTAGACCAACTGGAGTGTTAGCTCCTATGTTAAGCGGTTCAATTCTATCTCTCGTACCAGATCTATAATAGTTTAATCCCCCTGGTTGTGTTCTTACTGGGAGGACAAAACTGTCGTCAGGTACAAGTAATGGTGGATCTACCATTTTTTGTGCTGCTTTAATGGTCGTTTCTGACATTTTGTTTAGCATTTTTACATCTGCTAATGCTGTCATACTTGGAGATCTTCCAAAAATTTCGGAAGAAGATTTTAACCATCTAGGCACAACAAAAGGAAATTCATTAAATCCTGATGTTGATATAATTTTATTATCTTCTAAATCGTAATATATTGATGCAAAAGGCATCGAAGTGTTTTCTAACTTGTATGGGTTTTGATTATCGTTAGGTTTAACACAATGATGTAATGTTATTTCATCATAAGGTTTTTCTTTTGCTACTTTTATCAATCGTTTAGATAATTTTTCTCCAAATCGTTGATAAGCAGCTCTTGCTGTCATTTTAAATTCTCGGTGGACAGTATCGACCACTCCTTTGTCATTTTCAGCAATATAAATTTCTTTTATGTGTCTTGTTGAAAATCGTAAAAACTTTTCATCATCTTCTTCAATCATCATCGCAGATGTGCCAAAGACAACTAAGTCAGTATATAATTCATGTATCTCTTGTTGAAAATTTGACCTGTCAAGAGCAATATACATTGTTTGAGTACAAGACTCTAACCACTCCCTACTTTCTGCATCCATCGCCAGATTTTCGTCTTTAAAACGCATACTGAACCATGGTGTAGCCGCATTTGTTAGCATTCCATGTAACGAGGAAGATAATAACTCGGATGCGTGTAGTGCAGTGCCATCATAAATAAATTCGGTGCGTTTATCGCCTGATGATCGTGATTTATTGACATCAGCTCTACGAGGTAAAACATAATCAGCTATTTCTTGCCAATGACTTTCCCAGTTTTGTCGTTGTGTTTTTAATTTATTAAATTGTGTAGCTAGTTGTTTTGCTTCCATGTTTTATCCTAATGTGTCTTTCTTTGTTTTCTTTTCGTTTTGTAATCCTAATAATCCCAATAAATTACGTTGTTCAGTAAATGGTTTACCTTCTTGTTTTGCTTTAAATTTCTTTGTGTAAGTATCATATGCTTTACCAGGTCTTGCATAAGCATCCGATAAAGATTTTGCCGCTACTCCTCGCATTATTAAACCAGCTGGATTACCACCAGCAGCAATACCAGCTATACCTAAGATTGCTCCTTTAAGTTTATTTTGACTTTTTAACATTTCATTTGAAATAGGAATGCTCGATAAAATACCTCCTGGATCGCCTGAACCCATCGCACCACTAGAGCCATACATCATTTCATTCGTACCACCAATAATTGTGTTGCCTACAACATTTGTAAAACTTCCAGTGTCAGCATTGTATGTACCAAAGCCAGCATTAGCCATATGTTCTTTTGTTAAATCTGATGCCATTCCTCCATACATTAAAGGATTAGGAGCATTAGCTGCAATATAACCTTGATTATTACCACCAAGACCTCCAACAGCTGTTAAACCAAGATCTTGTTTTACCTTTTTTTTAATATTTTCTTTTTTATCTGATGTTGAATATCCATAAGATGAACCACTAGATGTACTAGAGCTACCAGATGAACTGGAAGATCCATAAGTAAAACCTGTATAAATTTCTGGCATTATTGTCCTAACAATGT